AACTTGTCTAAGAATCTCAACACATTTAACATAAAGCTCTAATGCTATCTCATAATGTTGCCACCATTTCTTATCTGTGTCCTGATATGTACCTCTAGTAGTTGTAGAAAGAACACCATCTGTATGGAGTATGTCATTACCAATACAAAATAATACCCTATCAACATTAAATCCTTCTGATTTACTTATAAGACCATCAATACCATCTAATACTCTAGCACAGGCTATCTCTGTATTATAATCTTCTCCTGTTTCTGAAGCAACTGCTAGTTTGCCAATATGAATATCAGCAGGATTTATAATTAATAAGTTATCTCCCTTTACTCTTTTAATTTTTGAATAAGTAGGTGCGTGATTATCTATAAGAGCTTTAACATCTTCTAATAAATCTGTTTGCTCAATAGCAGATTGTTCTTTAGTTACTATAGAGAAGCGTAAATCTCCTCCCATATTCTGCCAATGTTTAACACTAACAACATCTTTTTTATCTATACCTCTGTCTTGTAGGTGTAGGTCTAAGGCAGTATTTCCATTAATATTATGTAAATCTTCCCCTCTTGACTCATTGATTAATTCAACCTCATCAGATGATAGTCTTAGTCTTTTACCTAATTTTTTCATATTCAAATTTAATTAAAATAATTATATATATAAAAAAAAAGTGAGAAGTTATTAACCTCTCACTCTTAACTACTAACTATTCCTAAATGAAAACACTCATAAAAGGAATACAAACATACACTATTTTTTTGATGAATCAGCTATTCCTTGTCCTAAAATCAAAACTAGAATAGAATGAAATAAATCTGTTGCTGTTGCTTCTCCAACTCCTAAGTAAGTTACGAGTGCAGGAACTACTACTGCTGATATTGCATACCAGAATTTTTTACTTTTTAACATTGCTTTAATTAACCAATCTTTCATTTTCTTTTTTTTTATTAATAATAATGCCAAATAATATCTTGGCTTTTTAGTTTATCTGTGTCCAAATGTATGAAATTTTTTCCAATACCAATGCGATTTATACCAACTTTTATAGCTGATGAAATTATAAGGAATCTATCTCTGCTACTATTAACTTGTATATCTGCTGCACAACAAGGTATTTTAATGTGAGATGAATTTGATACTCCACCTACTTTTTTATTGTGAGATGCACTCCTATAACCTGAATTTACCTCAAATGGTATTCCTGCTATCTCTCTAGCTTCATCTAATTTTCTTAAGAAATCTAAATCCATATTATCTCCTGAATCAATTTCATCAGGACTATCAAACTCAGATAAATTAAAATACTTTATTATTCTAGGTGGAGATTGATTTCTTTTAATATCGTAATAGCTTCTGTCTTTTGACATTATGATGTGAATAGCTTTATCAAAGCTCCTAAAGTTATACTATATATAACCCACATAGCCTTAACTAAAACCTTTCTCATTGCCGTGTTTCTATTAACTCTAGCCGTAACCCCTGTATCAGGATTTAATAATTTTTCAGTAAGCATATCTAGTTTTGAGTCTATACTACTCATCTTACTGTTAATAGAATTTATATCTTTCTTCATTGAAATTAATTCTTCTTTAGTTGTCATAAAGCAACTGATTCAACATTAAGATTAACAGATAAACTTGAACCTGCCCTATCTACAACTTCCTTAATCATTGGAAATATAATATCCCCTGATGATAATGATGGCAGAGTGATTGTACTTTGTGAAAAATTAACTAATTTACTTTTATTACCACCTCCAACAATCACAAACTCATCAATTACAATAGGAACAATAGCAGATGTAGAATTAGGATTAGGAGTTACTTTGCATATTGCTATTGTTACATTTGCAGTACCACTACTTGTAAGCCAACCACTTATTCCTATAACTTTTGAATTTTTATGAATAACACAAGACTGCCCAATCCCAAAAACAGTTTCAGGACTTATAGAGCCTGTTGATACTGTAGGGCTTCCATAATCAACATTCATTGCAAATGGAGATGGAGATTTACTATTAGTTATATCTTCTCCATGCTGAAAATTAGCAATACCCACAGAATAACCTTGCATTTGATAGTTTATTGCACCTACATTTGATTTTGATAACCAAGCTAAACTTCCATCTCTAGCTATAGAACTTGTTCCAGAACCCTTAGATAGTACGGTGTCATTATTAGCACCCTGATATCCTTTTGGGTTATGCAAATTTGGGTCTTGTAAACTTCTATGTTCGTTTGATGCCATATTATTATTTTAACAATTACAATTTGAGTTACCTCTTACATAAGGATTTCCACAGCTATAACATCCATCAACACCATCATAACCATATATACTATCATAGAATATCATTCCATGATTCTTATATGTATCACTCATACTCTTAGGCCTGTTAGTAGCAAATGTAGGATATAATCCTGTCTGGTCAGAACCATTTAAGAAATCCATCATATCATTAGCAAATATATCTGCCTTTCTATATGTGTCTTGCTTAAATGTATTATATGTATCTTGACTTATTATTCTTGAGAACTCATCTATATTATTAACAACCCCACTAGATGATATATTACTCATAATATCATTAACAACCTCAAATCTAACAAACCAAGATAAGGTATCTTCTAGGTAGTAAGTCATAAATGCCTGATTATTAACACTTAAAGTACCTGTGTCGTGTTCAAGCTTCAACTCTGCATAAAACTTTTCTCCTAATAAAGGCCTGATATGTGCTAACTCAGACAATACTATTGTGTTCTCTGAAACCAATACAGGGTCTGTATTTTTGTTAGTGAAGGTCTTATCAATTACTTCTCCTGCACTTACTAGTGTTATATATTGTTTAGTATTACCCATATCTTATTGCTCTACTGTTATTTCTTTACTCTCATCAATCTCCCCATCTCCATCATTATCTTTTTCAACCACTATAACCTCTCTGTCTGAAACAAACATATCCCCATCCTCTAGCATTGGTAAGTCCTCATCAATTAATGCTCTTTGTTCGTTTATAGTAAGAACTTGCTTAATATCCACATCATTTGCGTATGAGATTGGTGGCTCGTAATGAATCTTTAAATCTTTAGGGTCATATCCTAGCTCATTATAAAGAACCGTTCTTATACCATTTAATATTAACTCAGAAGTATCTCTAATTACTGTAGTCATTACTAAATCATAAGCAATTCTAATCTCACTTCCTGAGTTGTTCATTTTCCCTGAACTAACAATGCCTGAAAGTGATGGTTGCCATCTATTAGCAGTTATAATATTTTGGTCGGTAATCTGTTGTAAATCAATCCAACTCCCCTCTTGGTCATCTTTTATAATCTGAACATTAGCAGGAGATGTATCTCCATTCTTAACTATAAAGAGTATTTTACCATTATTACCTTCTCCTACAAATTTCTTTTGAGCTTCGTGAACCATCTTTTGAGCTTCTTCTTCTCCCATATCTCCACTAATCTCAACAATAGCTGAAGGCTGAAATCCATTTAAGAATTTAGTATGATTCCATTTTCCAATTTCGTAATCAACACAGATATGCTCTAGTGCTGCTACATAATCAGGAAGTCCGTAAAAGTTAAATGTAGGCTCGTAATCCTTAAAGTGAATTACAAACTTGTTATGTGCTACTCTAGGGTATATAGGTAGTCTTTTTATTTTTTTATCTTGATTCCAATACTTACACCAATCAGGGTTTACATAAACCTCTTTCTTAGTCTTAGACATTCTTACAGTAGTTGCATCTAAATGGTAAAGATTTACACCTCCATCATATATAACGCACTCCATATAAGCATTACCAAAAGTATAGTAATCATCTGCTAACTTCTTGAAAACATCTCTTAGAGATTCTTTATCAGCATTAACATCCTCAATAAACTCTCTTAGGGATTCGTTTTCACAAACAAATTTAGCTCCACTAGTAAATACAGTCTTTTGAGCCAATACACTTCTATGTGTAGAGGACTTTCTCTTTAATTCTGCTAAATACTGAGGAAATAAGTTATCATCTCCAAAAGGAACCCAATCATGATTAAGTGTTTTAAGGTCTTTTACCTCAGTAATACTAGGTGGGACTGTTAAATCAAATACTCCGAACTCAAAAGTGTTATTCTTCTTCTGAGTTTTCCGTAATTGTTGTGGTTGCTTTTTTGCTTGTTGATTTTT